GTAGGATTCGAACCCACAACTGTCTCCTTAGAAGAGAGATGCTCTATCCAGTTGAACTATGGACGCGAATCTTCTGACATATACAACATAACCTTTCTGCGTTTTGTATCCATATGGCGCTGAGCCTCTATGCTATGCACGTTAGGGTGGTCTTCGGCTTCCAACCACATCTGGATAACTCCAAGCAGATCGTATATCTCTGGTAACAGTCTTTCTTGTGCCGTTGTATTGTCCGGGGCTACTTGATTGCCGAAACGACCATACTTGGCAATTTCTTTTTGGACTTCAGCGCACTCTTCAACAATACAATGTAGTAAATGGTCAGTATATTTATTGCTCATAATTATGTCCTTTGGTACGCCTATACCAGTTTGGTTTTGATGCCACACGCTCTTCTATCCTAGCGCGAACGATATTTTTATCTGTCTCTGATGCCACCCAATCGTTGTATAGATTAGATGGCCATTGTTCAATCTTGAATGTTCTGGTCGGATCCGGTTTCATATCGCGACGTCTCATTTCTTCTATGAGAGATTTATATCTTAGATGAAGGTATAATCCCTTATCATAAAAGAACGATACATGACCTTTGTTTAACGTAAATTTGGTTGGGATCTTGGACATACTCCAATTAGGTGATGCCAACGATCGCCTGAGCGATGACCCAACCATGAAAATCTCTCTATATTCTGCAACTAAATGCTGATCATAAAGTTCAGAAGGATCAACCAAATTTATTCTAGTCATGATTATAAGCTACTTTCATTCTGATAGCTCCGCTATAGATGCTTTCAATTCTTCCATCTTATACAGCATACACATCACTTTTGAGATATTGACAGCTGGTATGGGTCTGCAGCCGCCTTTACTAAGAACCATTGCCTCTAGTCTTACGAGATTGCCACCTGATACAGGCCACCAAACTATCCAAGAATCCGCAAGCTTCGCGCACTGGCCAAATTCGTTCACTTGAAATTCCCAACCATTCTTTTCACAATCAGATATCCATTTGTCCTGTACGAACAGGTCAAGTTCACTTATGTTATAAGCTTTACGTTCTTCTGCTGAAGGTTCGATGATATACATAATATAGTCTCTCTCTTGTGTGTGTTCATATTCAATATAATAATTATAACACACTTCCTAAGCAATGGCAACAGGTTTCTTCAATTAAACTCTCGTATATGCGTATTTAATTGCGTTATCTGCTTCACGATCCAGTGGTCTTTTCTCATACCAACGACCATTGTCATTATCAATATCTCGACACAGATCAGCCACTTCATTCGCTGTAATGGGATACTTCATCCTCAATGCATTGCCTGAGATCGCCACCATCATATCATACATTCGCGAATACCAACCAGAATCTGTAATCGCAATATATTGCATGAGGATCTTCTTATTTACAAAAGGGCAATCTTGATAAGAGTTCCAGACAATATCAGTATTGGTCAATTGTTTCTCTGCATATTCTTGCATAGTTTTCTTGACATCGTCCGGCAGATTATCCATGAAAGAATTACCACGAATCCTTTGAATATAAGGATGCTTTCTCATGACATCATAAGGATCTAATTGGATGCCGTCATTTGAGAAGATAAAATTATAAGCATCTGGATAATCTGCCGGAATGTAATACATGCGTGAGAGATCCTTGGTCTGTCTATCGCCAAGCATATCAAACTCTGTATTCATAGCATACCAAAAAGCCTTGATATCGTCAGAAGGGAGCTCACAACCAAGATCGAAAACCATTCGAAATTTAGGCTGTTCAGGTTTGGAAGAAGCCGTAGAGTAACAAACATATCTGTATTTTCCGAATTTTTCATGTAGTACCTCTTTTATATCACCATCAAATATAAATTCATCAATATCCATTGCCGCCCATCCGCCCCAGACTTCAACACCGTCATTGCAACGAGTCATGCCTTCTTTATAAGAGGCGGGAGAAATAAGTGATGCAGCACCCGTCATTGATTTGCCCTTTACCGGCTTGAAGGAAGGTTTCTTCGACAAGCTATAAAGGAGCTTTTCAAGTCCATCGAACGAGTCAAAACTCATCTTACGATGAGTCTTGTTGTCGAACATGTTTTTGAATATCGTGAGGGTGTATTTCATTTTACTTCCATTTCATTTCAATATAATAATTATAACACACTTATGAGACAATGGCAACCTTTATCTCATAAACCCCATCAAATTATTCACGGGCTTCTCTGACCAACCAATGGCATCGAGAACGGTATTCAACCCAGATAAGAAGACCTTTTCAAATTGTTTATTGTAATCGACATATGGTCCAAGGCCAAGTTTTTCTGGCCATTTATTTGGGAATGATATCACATCTTCCTTTATCGGATTTGGCAATTTCAAATACACATACTTGATCTTTTCACCGGATCGAATCTCTTCATATTCCTTATGAAGGTTTAACTGCCGAACGTGATGATTATAAAGCAAAGACCCACGAACCTGTAAAGGAGTCCCTTTCTTGTATATTGATCGTGAGTCACTATATTTGGGCATATTATTCACGCCTCTTGGACTGGATATCAATACAGGATCCATTTTCATGAACTCGCTACGGAAGTCAGCAATAAACTTATGCATATCACTTTCTTCACCAGAAACCATGATTTTAAAGGCATCTTTCAGCTTGCCTCGACAAACCGCCGGAGTTGATGAACGAACTGCTTCAATACCCATGATCTTCATCTTAGGAGTATCATACGCAACACCTTCATTGTTCCATACAGAAAGAATATATCGCTTCTTGGCTGTCCATATACCAGTCTCCGCAATCGCCTCTCTACTCATATGTAATCGATTAGCATATGCACCCATATTATCAGTAAGCTCTTGCATAATCCTTTCTAGAAGCGGCTCAATATCCTGATGCCCAACCTTATCAAGAAACCGGACAATCTGCTGTGTCTCGCCTTTAGGTAATACAGCATTTACCAATGGTTCCATGTTTAGGTAAACCGAGTCAGTATCAATTGCAATTACATAATCAACATTATCGGTCTTGAGGATCTTATTCAAGTGGGCATTTACTTTCATCTCAACCCATCTCACCGCCAATCGACCTGATGCAGTAATAGATTCGGCAATCCTCATATCAAAATATCGGAAGTATGCATTAGACATCGCACCATACAACGCGTTCATCATAATTTTAATAGCCATCTGCTTGTTACCATAAACAGAGATAGATTTCTTAATGTTATAGATTTCTTGCGTATTTGATTTATCCGCACCTTCCAATACTTGTTCTGCATCCAACATACTTCGCTTAACAACCTTACGTTCTTTATACAAGGCATCGACAATGCCAGGAATGAATCCCATCTTCGATTTACTGAATAATTGGCCTACCGCTGACATAGAATGTTCAGTTGGATTCATAGCCCCATCCAAGATTGTATCCGGTGTTATATTCGGCACGCGATCATTGATAATTGTATCTGGACTCATATTAAACTGCATAATTTCGTGAGGATATAGTGAGTCAAAGTCAAACGACATCACCCATTTATATCGCCCAGGAATCGGCTCTTTAACATGTCCACCACCCAATTCAGGACGGTCATGTGAACTAGTCATTGGAACCGCAACCTTCTGTTCTGCCAATACACGATAAATGTAAGCATCCCAAACAGCTACAGTACCAAGAGTTGCATCATAAGATGATCCAGCCTTATACGCTACTGTCATCGCCAGATTCAACAGACCAATTGCTTTCTCCATTTCCCGAACCAAGTACACGTCTTTCACGTTATATACGATAAAGTTCTGAGGATCATTATGCATGAAGTTATACAGATTATCATGTTCTTCTGCATACTCTTCCTTCTTAGATCCAAGAACTACTTCAGCAATGAAATCAAGTCTATACGATTCCTGAGGACCATATGTATAACCAAACTTCTTAAAGACATCAAGATAATCCATAATTGAAATACCTTGAATCTCATATGCCATTTCCTCGCCATGCGTTGTCCTAACATCACGGCGATTGACGTGACCAAACGGAGATAATTTCTTGGTAAATGACTCACCAATAACACCGGTAATACGATTGATCATATAAGTCATATCAAATAACTTAACGTTCCAACCAGTAATCACGTCAGGAGTATTAACTGGATGCGACCACCATTGAACAAAGGCCATGAGTAATTTGGCTTCTGAATCGTATTGAGTATATTCTACGTCAGAACCATCCAACCAATCCTTATCCACTTTCCAAGAATCAAACGGCACAGTACCCCAGCCATAATACTTGTCTGATTGGTTATTCTGTAGGATGATTGATACGATAGGCCATTCAGCAAGTTCGGGCCTTGGGAATCCATCATTAGACGGAGTCTCAATATCAAGATATGCAACATTGATTTGTGTATCGTCAAATTCCAATTCTTCATTTCCATAACGATCGGAAATGTATTGTGTGACGAAATTATTTTGGCCATGGACTTGAATTCCGGAGACCATAGAATAAGAATCTACGAACTTTTTAACTTCGCCCATTTCATCAAATTCAATTGGTTCAACTGGATTGCCATGAATTGTAGACCAGCCAGATACAGAATTTGTATTGGCCTTATTCTCAAGAAACATGGTCGGTCGATACGCCACTTTTTCGGTGTACCGATGACCATTTTTAACACCACGTACTAGTAGCTTATTACCGCGTCTTGATACGTTAGTATAAAAATCCATAATGCATATTCCTTCTCAATTTTGTATAATATATTATAACACGGAATTGCTTAAATATCAAGGATAATTTTACTTTCCTTTGCGTATATGGCTGCTGGATCAAACGAACTTTTTACAGTTTCAGGAAATACCTGACCATGTAATTGTGCCAGACCATCAATTGGCTCTAATACAAACAACACGTCAGAATTCTTAACTGGGAGAGATCCGCCCTTCCGATGGATAGTTGAATATGCCATAAACTTCTGCACAACCAATTTACCTTCTGGACTCATAAACATTACGCCTACGTTCTCAAGATACATATGATCCTGATCTTTTGGCGCGTCTTTCTTCACATTTGCAATAAGCTCTTCACCCGAACTAAGTCGGATTATATAGATTGGACTTGACATTATTTACTCTCCTGTATGATGTTGGCCGATATTGTATTTTGGACACAATATCCATTCACTTTTCTCTTTAAAAGAGATCACTTTGATCTGTCTTAGTGGCGATTTATCCTTTACCTGTTCAGCATTCACAATGCCAATCAGACCCCAGTCACTTAACAACTGTGTGATTGTATTACGTCTACCCACATCATCTTCTGTAAGATTTGAGGGCTTGCCGTCCAACATAAACAGCTCTTTGAAATGAACGATGAAGTATCGTCCCTGCTTATGCAGAATATGACATGACTGAAATATCTTCTTCTCTTTACGTGAAGACACTCCAATTCTTGTCAAAGTTTCCTTTACCTTCAGAAAATCATCAGGCTCATTAAGTGTGATCTCAACCATATGCATGGGAGTCCACGACACGATTTTACTTTCTTGTTTTTCCACCTTTGCCCACCTTATCTATCAATTCACTTAGTTGATCATCATTAAGCACATTTAGAGCGATTCTGGCTTTCTCATTTGAAAATCCATAATACTCTTTCACTGCCTCAATGTCCTTTGGTAAGGAAACTTTGCCCCATTTACTGAAGCGTTTTCTCTTACTTACTATATTTAGCAGGAATTCAAATTGCATTTTATTGTCGATATGATGGTGAATGTTCATGGTATTTGCCAACAAAACAGTATCCTGAAAATATGACAATGACCGGTTAACCATGAAAGCGTTATATGATTTCTCATCTGCTGGAGTTACCATAATATCTTTCTTGGTTGTATTGATCGCATTTACAAAATCGAATGGATTCATTATTTCCACTCCACGCCCGACATCAACTCTGTAAGGCATGCCACTGTATTTAATTCTACATCCGCTACAAACGCTGCCTTATATTGATATTCAGCCAATATAAGAACAATGGTGGGTGTAGAATTTGGGACAGCATATAATGACATATTATCGAAGATTTTACGATATAATGCTTCAGCGCCCATATCAGCATTCTCTGATACCCAAGATCTCATTGCTTTGAAGTTCTTTTCCTTTAGATACTTGATTAGCTTAGAAACCGAATCATCTGATAAGTCATGAAGAATGCCCTTATCAATAATGCCTGAAGCCGAATAACGCTGTAGTTCATTGATCACACGTCTCCAATCAGGAATATATCGTGTAATTAATTCTGCAACAACCTTATCATCCTCAATAGTTACATTCTCATTTTCAAGAATAAACTTAATTCGTCTGAAGATTTGAGTGGCCAAAGCAGGTCGGTCAGCCTTGGTAATGTTGAAATCGAAGACAGCACAACGACTATGCAACTCAGGAATAATTCGATCCTTATAGTTACATGTCAAAATGAATCGACAATTCTTATGAAATTCTTCCATGAAAGCGCGCAAAGCTGGTTGAGTTGATTGAGCATTTAGATAATCTGCTTCATCAATGATGACCACTTTAATGCCACCCGACAATGAAACGGTAGAGGCAAAATGTTTAATCTTCGTTCTCAATACATCAATACCCGATTCTTCAGATCCGTTGATAAACAGATAATCCATTTTCAAGGCCTTACAGATGATCTTGGCAACAGTAGTTTTGCCAATACCACCAGTTCCGGTGAATAACATATTTTGAATGTTGTTTGAATTAATAGCCTGTTTAAATTGATCTTTTAAGGCGGCAGGTAATACTACATCGTCAATTACTAAAGGTCGGTACGTTTCAGTCCACAGCATCATTTATATCCCATAATTTAAAGAAAGAAAATCGGCCCGGAGGCCGACAGATCACATACCAAAGATGGTTTCGTATACTGCTTCTACATCTTCCATTGCTTGGGATTGTTCAACAAGGTTTTGCTTATGCCAAGCGTTGGCTACTTTACGAACGTATGACTTCGGCAATGAGAATTTTTCTTCGACAGATTCCAATACATTTTTAATGTGATCGCGTTCTGCTTCGATTCTGGTGAGTGCAGCATCAATCTCCATGACTGCTTCTTTGATAGATTTACGATCGGCTGGAGATGAGGGTAAAATTACATTAGACATTATATATTCCTTTCATTATATTAAGGTGTTGGGGTCTTTCGACCCCGTTTTATTACTCTGGTGCATCTTCCGGTACTGATTCAGGTGGCCGCGCCGCATTCAAGAATGCTTCAAGCTTGCCGCGCAC